ATTGCGGCTGAGTCTGGTCTTGTGCTGGTGGTGCCGGGTTTTGTTCTTGCTGGTACTGGTTCTGCTGCTCGTACGGTGACAGCGTTTGCTGCTACGGCGAACGTGATTCTTATCGGCGGTTACGTCAACCGCATTTCATAAGGCGGCAGCATGACGCTGCGGTGGAGTCAACGAGAGCGAGTTAGCACGCTTGTTGGTCAATGGTTCGGTAGCGGTTGGGTTGCGCCCATTTACAATGTTTCTGTTGAGTACCTTGTTGTCGCAGGTGGCGGCGGTGGTGGCGGTCATAATGAAAACGGCGACTTCCGTGGCGGTGGCGGTGGAGGTGCTGGCGGTTATCGCACCAGCGTGAGCGGTGCTACGACTGGTGGCGGCGGTTCAGCAGAAAGCCCATTAGTTCTCGGCGCTGGCACTTACACGGTGACGGTTGGTGGTGGTGGTGCGGCTGGTGGTCACCAGAGTCAGGGAAGTGCTGGTAACAATAGCGTGTTCAGCACGATTACGTCCACTGGCGGTGGTGGAGGTGGCGGCGGTAACAACGGTGGCGGCGGTAACGGCGGGTCTAGCGGTGGTGGTGCTTCGCAAGCAGGTGCTGCTGGTACTCGCACGGCTTCGCCTGTTCAGGGCTACAACGGTATTAGCGGTCGTACTTTCAACACTGGTGGTGGCGGTGGCGGCGCTGGTGCTGCGCCGACAACTGTGAACGGTGGAAACGGTTTGGCGAACAGCATTACTGGTTCGTCGGTGACTCGTGCTGGTGGTGGCGGTGGTGGTCAAGATGGCGGTTCAAGTGGTGGCACTGGTGGCGGTGGTAACGGTGCTGACCGAGTTGGGGATTCCAATGCGACAGCGGGGTCGGTGAATACTGGTAGCGGTGGTGGTGGAGGTAGCGGTGCTAACTCAACTAGGAACGTGGCTGCTGCGGGTGGTGCTGGTGTGGTCATCGTGCGTTATCTGACTGCTGATGCCGCATGGGCAAGTGTCACTGGCGGTACGGTTACGACTTCGGGTAGCTACACGATTCATACGTTTACGACGAGTGGAAGTTTGGTGATTGCATGAGCCGCGGAGGACAACGCACAAGGGTTTCTACACCCGTAGCAAACTGGCGTTCTAATCCGCCGAAAGCCGCGGGCGGAGCCGAATCATTCATCACGGTCGGCACCACCTTGTACAAGGTGCATACGTTCAATGACACTGATGCAATCACTTTTTACACAGACACAAGTGTTCAGTATGTCATCGTTGGCGGCGGCGGTGGCGGCGGGTCTTTCTATGCTGGTGGCGGCGGCGCGGGAGGTTATCGTTCGTCCGTTTCTGGTGAAAGTTCGGGTGGCGGCGCATCTGCGGAATCTACGCTGAGCGTTCCCGCTGGAAGGTACGCAGTAACCGTCGGCGGAGGTGGCAACGCTGGGGTTTCTGGTACCAGTGGCACCAAAGGGTCTGATTCAGTTTTTTCAACCGTTACTGCTGAAGGTGGCGGTCTTGGCGCTTATGGCGCAAATGGTGGTAACGGTGGTTCTGGTGGTGGTGCTGGCGCCCCTTCGTTTGGTAATAGCAATAGTGGCGGAACAGCAACTGCTAATCAGGGGTACAATGGAACTGGTGGTCGCAACGCTGGCGGTACAGATGTTGCTGGTGGCGGTGGTGGTGGTGCTGGTCAGGCTGGCGGAGCAACTTCATCCAACACGGGAGGCAAAGGTGGGGATGGTGTTAGTTCTTCAATAACTGGTTCGTCTGTTACTCGCGCTGGTGGTGGTGGAGGAGGGTCAGATAGTAGGGCTGGTGGTTCTGCTGGTGCTGGCGGTTCTGGTGGTGGTGGTGCTGGTTCCCAAAATACTGCCGCAACTGCTGGGACAGCCAACACTGGTGGTGGCGGTGGCGGTAGTGGCTCGGGAAATGGTGCTACTGGTCCAGACGGCGGCGCTGGCGGCAAAGGCGTCGTCATCATCCGCTATCCTGTTTAGGAGATTCTTATGGCATACATGGCACAACTCGACAACAACAACACGGTCACCCGCGTCTTACAGCGGCAACTACACTATTCACACGTTCAATGACACAGGTTCACTGGTAATTTCGTAAGGAGCACCTTTATGGCGTACATGGCACAACTCGACGACAACAACACAGTCCTCCGCGTACTGTCAGTCTCGAACAGCGACTGTCCAGACCCTGCACCAGCGAACGAAGCACAGGGCGCAGCGTTCCTTGAATCACTCGGACTTGGTGGCAACTGGAAGCAAACCAGTTTCAACTCATCGTTCCGCAAAAACTATGCAGGCATTGGTTTCACGTATGACTCTGTGCGTGACGCTTTTATTGCGCCGAAGCCGTTTGCTTCGTGGGTGTTGGATGAAGATACGTGCCGATGGGAACCGCCTGTGCCGTATCCGACAGACGGAAAAATTTACAACTGGGATGAAGCAACGGTTAGTTGGATTGAGGTTCCTGAATGAAACTGAACAAGAAACAGCAAGCAGCGTTGCTGTCGTACGCGCGAGCAGCGGTCGCAGCGGTCGCAGCAGTGATTGCCACAGGTAACTTCAACGCAGAGGATTTGTTGAAGGCTGCGGTTATTGCGGTTCTTCCGCCGGTGTTGCGTTGGGCTAACCCGAAGGACAAGGCTTTCGGTCGAGGTAGCACCAAGAGGCGATAAATGGATTTGGGAGACCTTCTCAATGAGAAGGAGTGGCGTAAATGTAAAGCGGCTGATGACGCATCAATTGATGATGCGTTAGCGGCGTTTGAGCATTTCTGTTCTACCTACTGGTTCATTCGCCACCCTGAGCGTGGGCGTATCAAGTTTGTGTTGCGTGACGCACAGTTGGAGACTGCGCGTAACTGGATGGAGCACCGTTACACGATTGTGTTGAAGGCACGTCAGATTGGGTTTTCTACTCTTGCGGCTGCGTTTGTGTTTTGGGAGACGTTCTTTTGGTCTGACAGGTTTGTGGTCATGTTGTCTCGTACGGAGCGTGAGGCTTCGAAGTTGTTGCAGAAGACGAAGTACGGGTACAAGATGTTGCCGCAGTGGATGAAGGTTCGTGGTCCTGAGGTTCTCGTGGACAACCAGTTGAAGATGGTGTTTGCGAACGAGTCTTCGATTGAGTCGTTGCCGAGCGGTAATGACCCTGCTCGTGGTGAAGCGGTTTACCGTGTGGTGATTGACGAGATGGCGTTCTTGCCAAACCCTGATGAGGCGTGGGCTTCTATTGAGCCGATTGCCGACGTTGGCGGTCGTGTTATCTGTCTGTCTACGGCTAATGGTGAGGGGAACATTTTTCATGATTTGTGGGTTGGTTCCCAAACGGGGACCAACAGGTTCGTCGGCATCTTTTTCCCGTGGTCGGCGGGTGAACGTAATCAAGAGTGGTATGAGGCGAAGAAGCGGGATTTGCCTGATTGGCAGTTGGCGCAGGAGTATCCGTCCGACCCCGACGAAGCCTTTATTCGTTCTGGTCGCCCTGTGTTTGATTTGGACATTTTGCGTTCGTTGGAGATTGTGGAGCCGCATCGCGGCTATTTGCACAAGTTGCCGGGGCGTGGTGTGTACGAGTTTCGTGAGGATGGTGGCGAGTTGGCGGTGTGGGAGTTTCCTCAGTTGGGTGAGGTGTATGTGGTTGGGGCTGACGTTGCTGAGGGTTTGGGGTATGGTGACTATTCGTCTGCGCACGTAATCAACGCTTCTACTGGTGATTTGGTTGCGCATTGGCATGGGCACATTGATGCGGACTTGTTTGGTGAGGAGGCGTTGTATGCGTTGGGTTGGTGGTACAACAAGGCTTTGGTGGGTGTGGAGTCAAACAACCACGGTTTGACGACGTTGAAGGGTTTGCAACGGGTCGGCTACAAGAATCTGTTTAGGCAGCGTAGGTTGGGTCAGCGTAATCCGACGGTGTCGGAAACGCTGGGTTGGCGTACGACGAGTGTGTCGAAGCCTTTGGCGATTGACGAGTTGTCTGCGAACATTCGTGATGGTGCGATTTGGATTGGGTGTAAAGAGACGGTTGCCGAGTTGCGTACGTTTGTTCGTGAGGAGAACGGCAAGATGCATGGTTCTCCGCACGATGACAGGGTTATGTCGTTGGCGATTGCTAATCAGATGTTGAAGTATGTTTGGTTGCCTGAGTACAGGTCTTCGGAGACGGTGAAGACGAATACGTTGCGTTGGTGGGAATCTAGGATTGTGCGTGAAAAGAAGCCTGAAAAGGTTCCGATTGGGTCCTACAATGTCAGAAGTAGCGACGGGGGCTATGGGTGATGCAGGTTTTTGTCTGTCAAGAGTGTGGTCGTGATTTTGAGACCGAGGAATTGCCCCGCCGTGGCGCGGTGTGTTTCCGCTGCCACGTGAAGGGTGTGCGTCTCGGGTTTACGTATGGGCGTGAGGATTTTCATGGTCCGACGATTCGGGAGCGTCAGCGGCAGACGGTTGAGCAAGCCAAGATAAATGGCTACAACGCTGAGCCGGTGACGAATTGGATGTGATGACGTGGAGACTATTTTGGTTCCGATTGCGGTGGCGATTATTTCGGGGCCGATAGTAGTTCTTCTTCAGAAGTTGCGTAAGGAGAACGCTGACCAGCATGCCGAAGGCAGGATTCTGCTTCGGAATGTGGCTCATAAGGTTGACAAGGTCGCAGAAAAACTAGACAACCACATCGGGTGGCATAAAGGGAAAGAGGAATAATGGCACGCATTTCTAACTACGAGTTGTTGAAGCGGTATCGCAACAAGTTGGAACATTCGCGTCGCTGGCGCAAGGAAGAAAAATACGACGACCTTTGGCAGCGGATGATTGACCTCTACCGAGGTAAGCATCACCGCACCGACATTCGTGAGGACCAGTTGCTTGTCAACATGGCGTTCTCAACTATCAACATTGTTGCACCGTCTGTGTCGGTGAATCATCCGAAGATTACGGTGAACGCCAAGCGTCCTGAGGACGGGGACAAGGCTGTTGTTACTGAAGCGATTGTGAACTATTGGTGGCGGCATTATGACTGTCAGCGCGAGTTTCGTCGCGCGGTGAAGGATGCGCTGATTCTTGGGCACGGCTGGGTCAAGACTGGCTACAGGTATGTTGAGGAAGAGAAGGCTGTTGAGGGACAGTTTGATTCTTACGATGAACTTGTTGAGATTCGTGACGAGAATGTTGCCGAGTCAAATCTGATTGTCAAAGAGGACCGCCCGTTCGTTGAGCGTGTGTCTCCGTTTGATGTGTTTGTTGACCCGGATGCAACAAGTATGGATGATGCGCGTTGGATTGCGCAGCGTATCCGACGACCTTTGGACGATGTGAAGAAAGATAAGCGTTACAACTCGACTGCTCGTCAGGAGGCTGCCCCCAGCCATTACAGTAAGTGGGGTCAGGATTCTTTCCGTCCGCGTCGTTCGCAGGACCCTGCCGATTCGTATGTTGAGGTGTGGGAGTGGTACGACATTGACCGCAACACGGTGTCGGTGTTCTGTGACGGGTCGGACAAGTTCCTTGTCGCCCCGAAAGAGATTCCGTTTGCGTTCGGTCAACCGTTCGTGATGATTCGCAACTATGACGTGCCTGAGACGTTCTACCCGATGGGTGAACTTGAAGCCATTGAGCCGTTGCAGCATGAACTGAACCAGACCCGCACCCAGATGATGAACCACCGTAAACGGTTCTCACGCAAGTGGCTGTACAAGGAAACTGCGTTTGATACCGATGGTCGTCAGGCGTTGGAGTCCGACGAGGACAACGTGATGGTGCCTGTTATCAGCGAGGACAATCTGGGGAATGTGATTGCTCCGATGCCTGCGGTTATCAACCCGCCAGAGTTCTACAATCAGTCTGACCTGATTTCGATGGACATGAACCGTGTGAGCGGTGTCACCGAATACCAGCAGGGTGCGATGCCTGAGATTCGTCGTACTGCGACTGAGGCTGCGATTGTGCAGGATGCGTCCAACGCTCGCGCCAGCGATAAGTTGGCAATCATTGAGCGCAGTATCGGTGAGTGTGCGCGTCGTCTGGTGATGCTTGCCCAGCAGTTTATGACTGGTGAGCAAGCCATCCGTGTGGTTGGTTCTGAGGCGCAGCCGCTGTGGCTTACCTTTGACCGTGACTACATTCAGGGCGAGTTTGATTATGAGGTTGAGGCTGGGTCTACGGCTCCGATGAATGAGTCGTTCCGTCGTCAGCGTGCGTTGCAGATTGTGGATGCGATGGCTCCGTTTGCTGGTGCTGGGATTTTGGACATGGGGAAACTGGCTGCTTACGTGTTGCAGTACGGTTTCGGTATCAAGCAGGCGCAAGGGTTTTTGATGCAGGGTGGGATGATGCCGCCTGAGGCTCAGGGCGGTATGCCACCTGAGATGGGTATGCCGCAGGGGATGGTTCCGGGTATGGGTGCTGCTGAGGCTCCTGCTACTGGCGGTATGCCGATGCCGAGCAATATTCCGCCTGAGATTCTGTCGCAACTGCTTGCTGCTGGTGCTCCGCTGCCTTCTACGCAGTTGCCAAATGAACAAATTATGTAGTGCCCAGTACTAGGGGTAGAGCAACCGATGAAGGAGGACTCTATGAGTAATACTGAAAGCACCGTTGAAACCATTGCTGATACACCCCTAGAGGGGCAAGTTGAGGGAATTGGTGAGACTGGTGAAGCCCCTGTTGGGGAACCCCGTGAGTATTTCGCTTGGGACGAACACGCTGACAAGCCCGTCAGGCTGACTGTTGATGGCGAAGAAATCGAGGTTCCGTTAGCGGAGGCGCTCAACGGTTACCAGCGTCAAGCGGACTACACCCGTAAGACGCAGGAACTTGCTGAGCAACGAAGACAAGTGCAGTTCGCCAGCGCTTTGCAAGAGGCTTTGCAGAATGACCCGAAAGGCACTTTGGACCTGCTTTCACAACACTATGGTGTGAACACCCAGCAGCCCTCGGAAGAGGAACTGGAGATGATGGACCCCACAGAGAGGCAGTACCGGCAACTTGAGTCTCGGATTCAGGCATTTGAACAGGAGAAAGCGATGCGTGAGTTGGAGAATCAGATTGGGTCTTTGTCACGGAGATACGGCGAACTTTTCGACGCGAACGAGGTCGTTGCCAAAGCATTAGCGACTGGTAACACTGACCTTGAAGCCGTGTACAAGCAGATTGCTTTCGACCGTCTCTACGACCAGACTCGTTCCAAGTCTGTGGCGCAAGCCAAACAGGCTGAGGACACGAAGAAGATTGTTGAGGCGAAACGTGAGGCGGCTGTTGTGTCCAAGGGCGCTTCTGCGAAGAGTGCGGATGTGTCTTCTAAACCCATCAAATCAATTCGTGATGCCTTCGAATCTGCCAAACGGCAGTTAGAGGGATAGCGATATTTCAACAAGGAGTAATTCATTATGACGGCTAACGCCAATTTTGATGCGCTGCTTACAACTACGCTTGCGAACTACCGTTCGCAACTTACGGACAACGTGTTCACTGCACGTCCGCTGACCTACTTCCTCATGGACAAGGGTCGCATCCGTATGTTGAACGGTGGAACGAAGATTGTTGAGCCGCTCATCTACGGACAGAACAACACGGTCGGGTCCTACTCGGGCTACGACTCGCTGAGCCTTGCCCCGCAAGAGGGCATCTCGGCTGCTGAGTTCGAGTGGAAGCAGTACGCTGCGTCCATCGCAATCAGCGGTATCGAAGAGGCGAAGAACAACGGTGAGCAGGAAATCATCAACCTGCTGGAAGCCAAAATCATGCAGGCTGAAGAGTCAATGCGTGAAGGTTTCAACCAGATGTTCTTTGCGAACGGCACCGGCAACGGTGGCAAGAACTGGAACGGTCTCGGTAACCTCGTTGAGGCTTCGGGAACCGTTGGCGGTATCGACCGTTCGGCTCACTCGTGGTGGCGTTCAAAGGAAGACAACGGCGCTGGCGCTCTGACGCTTGCTCAGATGTCTTCGATGTACAACACCGTGTCGGTTGGCAATGACCACCCGGACATGATTCTGACCACCCAAACCCTGTTTGAGAAGTATGAGGCGCTTTTGCAGCCGCAACTTCGTTTCACGGACACCAAGACGCTTGATGCTGGCTTCCAGAACCTGCTGTTCAAGGCTGCTCCGA